TACTTTATAATTCATTATCCAATACCAAATAGTTTACCTAGACTAAATGCTCCTAGTCCAGCTGTTAATGCATTACCGATTGGACTTGGCGATGCCGCAGGTATACCAGTTTGTGTTGTTACCGTTCCTGCTCCTGGTGTAAGACCAGTTATACCTTGTCCTAATCTTGCTAATCTATCTATTGCCTCAAACTGTTGCATTCTATTGGCTTGTCTAGCTGCATCTTCTTGTGCTTGTCTAAACTGAAAATCTTGTCCTGCTAAATTTTGACCTAAACCAAACGCTTGTGCTTGTAGGCCTGGCACAGCCGTAGCTAAACCTAATTGTTGATTTGCTAAACCAGATGTTAATCCTGCAAGTTGTGCTTGTTGTGCACCTAAAACTCCTTGTTGACCAAATGCTTGTGCAGCTAATTGATTAGCTTGTGTAAAACCAGATTGATTTAATTGTGCTTCCAATAATGCACGATCTAAATCTGATTTTCTTTGGTATTCAGCTGATTGGACTCCCGCTCTGCCAGAACCCAGGACTCCTAATTTTGCTTGTTGATCTGTAATTGCTAACTGTCTTGCTTTAGCTTGGTCATCAAATGAAGCTAATGTAGCTTTTCTTACTGCATCTTGATACGGAGATTCAAAAGCTTCATAAGCTGTTGGTCCCATAAACCCTGCTTGTTTTCCAAATTGTGTTCCTGCTGCTGTAATAAAAGGTTGTACATCATCCAATGTTGCTTGTGCTGTATCTAAAAATGGTTGATAACTTGCAACGCCATCTTGTCCTATACCTGTAACTTGTCCTTTATCGCCAAACTGTAATTCTCCTAAGCCTGCTGCTTTTGCTTGTTGCTGCTGTATGGCTTGATCTAGTGCAGTCTTACCTACAACACTTGGCGCAAACTGAGATGTGTCAAGAGCTGTTCCAACTTGATCTTTTAATGAAGTTAAATAATTCTTTTGTGCTTCTTCTATAATCGGGGACGGACGTGTTATCTGTGTTACTTCTTCAGCCATTATGCAAAACTCCTACCCATTTGTTCTAATTGTTTCATACTATTGTACATTTTTTGTGCTCCTTTTTGGACACTACCACCACCCGCTGCTCTTACAGCATCGGCAGTAAATACGAATTCATTTTTGCTAAGTCTAGCAGGCACGTCATCGGCTTTCTCTTTTGCACCGTATGGCATGAAGCCACCACTGTACCTCATATCGGCTTCAATTGGAAGCCCTCCTAAGCCACTTTCTTCTTTTGTTGGTTTTGTACCGAGAGCAAAATTAGATCTCATTAGACCACCTTGTTTAACTTGTGGCTTACTTGCACCTATAAGGTCTAAAATACCTTGTTGTTGTGTTGGTGATAAGTCATTGAAAGACATGCCAAAGTATTCTTGAGCCATCATTTCTGCTGTAATTTTTGCTTTGTTTGGTAATACAGGTCCAATTGGTTTTGGTTTAAAAGGATTTACAGGTGTTGTTGGGTCAGGCGGTAACTCATTACCTTCACTGCCTTCTCTTCTATTAACTCTTTTGTCTCCAAATTTTTTAATTACACTATAATAAGCATCTATAGCAGAAATATCTAAATTTTTATTATTTACTAAACTTAAAAAATATTTATTTGCCTCGTCATTGTCTTTTACAATTTCTAAAGCTTCTTTATATATCTTGTCGAAAGCTTTTTTATCAACAATTTGTTCGGCTTTAATCATATCATTATCACCCATGTACATTACTTCATTTAAATCAGCTCTTTCATCAGAACCTTCTGGCATTACAAAAGTAGGCTCTGAACTTATATCTTTAAAATAATCATAGTATTCAGGTTCTTTTTCTTTTTCAATATCTTTCAAAACACCGCCCATTAATGCTGACAATCCTCTTGGTTTTGGTGTGCCTTCACTAAGTTTAACTCTCATTAAACCACCGTCTTTTACGTTTGGTCTAAATGCTGTAGTGTCAAAATCTTTCCACATTTCAGCTGCTTCTGCTTGTAATCGAGCTATTTCAGATGAAGATAATCCTACATCTTCACCCTCTTCTTCTATCTGTTGTTGTGTTTGTGTTAATGATAAACCTGCTGCTACGGCCGCTCCTACTTTTATTTTGGATATTACTGGTGCTCCATCTTTCATGGTGCTTATTAAACTACCACCAGTTCCAAACTCACCACCAAATCCTAATACGCCTTGTGTTGGCTTTACACCTTCAAATACTCCCTCAAATCTTCCCTCTGTATCAAATACACTACCACCCTCAACTCCTTCTCTGCCAAATAAAAATCTTTCCGCTGTATCACCAAACTTTCCAAGTTTACCCGTTGCGTCAGGTCCACCAAGTAATAATTGTCTTGCTGAAATACCACTACCAAAATCTTGTGGTCCAAATCTAGTAAACCCTGTAGGTCTAAAAGCTCCTAACCCATCTCCACCTGCAAATCTAATACCAGGTAATAATGATGCTCCTGTAAGTATAGGATTAATTCTACCTTGACCTGTTCTTAGCTGACCACCTATAGATAGAGCAGCTGCTGCTGGTAAACTATAAGGTGCAACAAAAGGTGCTGCAGCAGTCATAATACCTGATACTTCTTTAGGAACTACTTTCCTAACTACTTTTTTAGCTCCTCCAAGTACCTTTTTTCCTATGTCTTTAAGTTTTCTTAATCCCATAATATCGTTCTATTTTGTTTTTCCTAGTAAATCAAGAGAAGGCATAATTACTTTTATATCTCTCCTAATCTCTGCTTCTGGCACTCCTTTTGCTTTCCAGTCGTCTTCTGATTTATATACCTCTCCTGTTTTTAGGTTAGAGATTGTTGTTATTATTTTTTCCGGTTGTATTGTTTGCATTATGTTGTTACCTCTCTTGGCTGTATTTCTAATATTGAAGCTATGACGTGCAGCTCATTTGCGTCACTAGCTTGTACTTTTAGTATCTCGCTTTCTTCCATAACAAGAGGTTGAGTTAACAACTCTGTTGTTGCATTGGAAGCTATAGCTTTAGTTTTAAATAAACTGAATATAGCACTAGCTGAGTTAACTAATGTAACTGTAATGTTAGCTCCTGATCCTGCATCTTCAGATACTAAAATAGATTTGATTACAGCTGTCTTTGCTGTAGGCACCGTGTACAACGTTGTTAGATCCGTTGTTGTTAAGTCTGCTTTTGCGTTTATAAAACTGTTAGCCATTAATTAATAAAGAAGTTAAATGCTTCTACCTCATCTTTTAAATCTTGTTGATACGTTGTGTTTAGTTTTTGCACAATCGCATCTAAGTCTCTAACCTGTGCATCTGCAATAGGTTGAGAATATGTTTCACCTGGTCTTGTTAATATCTGTGCTATCTTTGCCATTATCCTACTATTGGTCCTGTGTAATTTCCGTCTTGATCATAATAATTATCTTTAAATGGATCTCCTGTATTAGGAAAATCAAATGGAAGAGTTAGTTGCGGTGCTTCAGCCATAAGATTAGGTATTTCGTTTTCGAGGAAAAGAGGCGGTTCCAGTTGTTTTGGTTTTGAGTCAGGCAACAAAAAATTTGGTTTAACGGGTTGTAATTCTGTATTTTCAATTGTGTTTGTGTCTGATAGTAAATCATCTTTTTTTAAACTACCTAAAAAATTTTGAAATTTTTCTGTTCTTCCAATGCCTGATAAGACCAAACCAAGTGGTCCAAAAAGAGAAGTTAACAATGCTGTAGTGCCCATGTTTCTTAAATTAGTTGGATCTGTCAAATAATTTTTTGTTCTGGTAAATCTACTTCCAAGTCTATCTCTTAATGTATTAATTCCAGATGTTGTACGACCAAGTATTGTGTCTAGGAAACTTGGAGAATCTCCTCCACCACCTCTACTTGTAAAACCAGGACCTGTAAGTCCCATATCTGCCATCATTCTAGCATTATCATCTTCTTGATCATCTCCTGGTGAAGACGTGTCTCCAGAAAACCCACCACCAGGGTTTGATACATCTCCTGTGTCTTCTTCATCTTCTGTAAAACTTGGTATACCCATAGAAGTCATTCTTCCTGATCCACCCATAGCTTTTAATATGCCTGCTTCTTTTGGATTTATGTAAGCAAGAAATTCTCCGTTAGGAGCCATCATTTGAGCATCATTTAATGATACTCCACCTTGTGCTAATAATTGTCGTGCTATTTGTGCTCTTGTTATACTCATTATCTTCTACCGTCTGGTTGTATGTCTAATCTAAACGTGCCTAACTTCCAGTCTTGACCAGAACCTGTGTTTTCTACTTTAAGTGCAATTGCTCTAGCTCTTGCTCTAGTGTCTACCTTATCTGTTGATGAGGTAACTGTAAAGGGTCCTAATGAAGAACTAGCAGCGGTGTTGTTAGAATAATTACGTAAATTTAACGTTACTTGTGTATTTCCTGTTTGTGATATGAAGTCAGGTATAAATCGTCTAATCTTCATAATAAACTCACCGTCTCCTCTAAGGGTTACACCCTGTCTTTGATCTTGTGTGATATCAAAATCACCGGATGTTATAGTTCCTGTAATAGCTGTGGTCGTACCACCTTTAACTTGATCGGTCCCTGTTTCGTGTTCATAGTATGTAGATGTACCATCCGTGTTTCCCTGAACATACGTTGCTGAAGTTGAACCTTCAACACCATCAGCATCATATTCTAATGCGTGAGGTTTACCAAATACGGCAGAATCTTGCCATGCTGTTCTAGATAAACTTCCAATAGTCCATACTGGTCTTTGTGGTGTTGAATCAAAGTAATTGTAAGATACCATTCTGTTTACTACAGAAGAACTTGATGTCGGATAAAACCACATAATTTCACCGAACAAGTTATTAAGTCCTGCAGATATCATTTGATTACCAGAATCTAAATTAATATCATCATAAACATAATCTTCTACTAAACATGGTAATGATTGAAGTGCTCCAGAGTATTTAAAAAAACCATTTTCAGATAACCAATATGCTGCACCGTCTACTTCAACAACTGCATTCTTACCAGCTAATCCACAGTTCGTACCTGCTTGCACGAAAGCAAATGTAAACGGTTGACCAACAAATCTTTGTAAAAACAAAGCTGTATCTGTATAAACATAAATTGCATCTCTACCTCTAATTGCTCCCATGATCCGTGATCCGTCAGCCAGTCTCTGTGTACCAGCGTCATTGTTTGCTGTAGGTGTGTAAGTGTTTATATCCTCAACAGAAGAGAATCTAATAAACATATTATCTTGTGTAGATTTTGTACCAATCGTTGTTTCTGTTCCAAAGAACACTAAGTGTCTGTCCGGTGTAGATACAAGCACGTGTCTTGATGCAGTTGGTGCGCCAGATATAATCGTGGCTCTTGTAGATGTTGCATCAGTTGCTGCAGAGTTCCATTCAAAACATTCTCCATCAACAATTAAACAAATAGCTTTATCACCAAAGTTATCTAATGACCACATACCGGGATCAACAATCAAGTCACCCGATGCTGCTTCACCCCATGCTACATAACCAGAGGAACTTGTTACTGTTGCTCCACCAGAGTGTGATGCTGCTGTGGTATTTCTTACTCCTCGTGTTACTCCAGATAAAACATTAGATGTAATTCCTGTGTAAGATATTTCTTCTGTGCCTATTTGTATGTAGTTAGTTCCTGATGATGGGAACTGTGATGCGTCTGTTAATGTAATACTTGTTGCACTATCTGTAATACCTGAAGCTAAAGTTGTTGATGTTGCTCCAACTTCTTGACCACCCCAAGATCCAAGAGACCAACCAAATCCCTGTGCTTGTACATCTGGTCCTATGTGATAATAATGTCTAACTCTAATACCACCTGATTCTGTTGCACCAGATCCAGATTCGTTTGATGGCATTGTAATTGTAAGTGTGTTTGATGAGGGCACTGTTGTAACCATAAATCTTATGTCATCAAAGTTTGCTGCTGCATAATCTGAATTTGTAATAGCTGTAAAATTGTCCAATAAAATAATATCACCAGCTTCTATACCGTGGTCAGAAGAAAAATTTATAGTAACAACAGCTGATCCATTAGTTGTGCTAAATGCATTTGTAAGTGTAGTTGTAGTTTTGATAGGGTGAATGTCATAGAACACACCACCTGAATAAGCGTATAAAACTCTGTTGGTTCCTATAATAGAATATTTTTGTCCTGAACTATTAGTAAATTGATGTAATCCTCTAGCAGCGCCAGTAACATTATCAGCGCCTAGTTGTTTCCAACCGCCTATTTTCTCTGGTGTTTGATATCGAAACCTAACGTTATCACAATCTACCCATTGACTTTCCGCACCGGTAGAAGTGACTTGTTTGTTTATTCCAGGTAAAAACCCAATCTTTTGTAGCATAGATCTCCAGATTATAATAGATTGCGTCGATGTTCAACGTTATTTGACTATTCCTAGCATAGGTCTTTTATCATATAAATTGGACTTTGCAAACTGTCCATCTGCATGATTATAGTGCAAGAATACCTGACCACATAATTCACCTGTAAAAGGCTCTCTCCAATGCTCTAATTCGCAACCAGAATATATAAGCATATCCCCTGGTTTTAAGTCTACTTTTATACCCTTGGGTGCACCGGGCTTATGTATGCCTTTATACTCATCTATGACGTTGTCAGACCCCGTAGGATCGATAAATATAGGCCATGCATCCCCACCTAAATTTAATGTGGTTGATATCTCACAACTTGGTCTATCTTTGTGTCTTTGTAGAATATTACCTTTTTTGTAAAGTCTTGTATATGAATAGGTAGGTACTAATTTAAGTCCTGTTTTCTTTTGCATCACAGCTATAGTTTTAACCAGTAATGTTTCCATTAATCTATCAGCATATTTAGCGTAAGAGTTTGGAACTTGTACATCATTAAAATTACCTACAAGTTTATTACCAGCGTGAGTTATACCG